TGGAGCAATGCCAGAGAGATTCAACTGGATCCCTGAACAAGAAAGATCTAAAATTGACCCACGCTTTGGATGCGGCCACATATATGATAGACTACCGTTGGCCGATACAGAGGCGTATTGCACAATCCATCAGATGGTAAAATTGGAGAAGATATGATAGCTGAAAACATGGGCGAATTTGCTGTTCTCAAATCACTGAAGTCACACTTTGCCGGTGTTGAACAGAAGAGATTCAAAGAGAGATACAGGATGTTGAATTACTACGAGGGGTTGGAATCGGAGTTGCAGGTGGACATCTCGAAGCACTTTGATTCAGATTCACTCCAACAGGTGCCCGCTTTCCTGGAGAACGTCACAGCCAAGCTGGTGAACTCCAGGGCCATAGTTTACAAGCAGGCCCCACAGAGACACACTGACGACAAGTATCTTGAAGGTGTGAAGTCATTGGATTCCATGATGCTCCAGGTGGAGCGGATGACTTATCTCCTGGGATCTATGGCCATGCTGTCCAAGTGGAATGAGGAAGAACAAAAGATTGAGTATGATGTTCTCACAGAGTTTTATCCGGTTTGGGTCCCTCACGTTTCTGAGCCTGTCGGCATTTGTTATCCTCTCTACTCCCAGGGCCAGACCAGATCCAGTGAGATGACTTATGTCTACTGGAGTCCAGAGCAACATTTCAAGATCACACAAGGCGGAGACATCATTTCTGTTGAAGAGAATGATGACAGAGTCAATCCTTACGGGCTGGTCCCAGTGTCTTACTCCCACAGACATCCATTCACCACCGACTGGTGGCGAGAAGGAGCCTCGGATGTAGTCAGTCTCAACACGACTCTAAATATCCTTCTCACTGAGATGTCACTTTCCATGAGATTGCAAGCCTTGGGCCAGCCGGTAATTTCAGGAATAGAATCAGCTCAAAAATTAAAAATGGGAGTGGATAGGCCAATTCTATTGCCAGAAGGAGCCACATTTCAATTTGCGGCCCCAGGCACAAATCTGGTCCAGTACATTGATGCTGTGAGGTTCCTTGTTGACAGTGTGGCCTACAACAACAACCTGAAAACTAAATGGTCACAGGGCAGGGATGCAGTAAGTGGAGAAGCCCTGAAGATGTTGGAAGTTGATTTGACTGAGTCTGTCATGGGTGATGCTGAACACATCTGGCGGCCATTTGAGAAGGCACGGTTTCATGTGGACCGGAGGATCCTGGAGGTTCACGGTGTCAAGGTATCTGAAGAGTACTCATGCGATTTCTCAGAGCCTAGATTTCCTTTGAGTGCCGCTGAGGAACGTGCCCAGTTTGAGCATGAGTTGAAACACGGCCTATCATCAAAGAAGGACTGGTTTAGAAAGAACAATCCAGATGCTGAAAACTTAGATGAGATCATTGGCCAGATCCAGACTGAGAGAACAGAGGAAAAAGAGCAAGAGCAAACTGAACAACCAAAACAACCAGTGTTTGAAGGATTGAGGAGACTTGGCGGATCCGGTCAGTAATTATCTCGATGAGATAGACGAGATCCAGGCCGTCATTCTAAATGATGCCAACCTCATTCTGGATGCCATAGAGATTGAGCAACTTTTGAAAGATCCTGAAGCCTACCTCATGAGCCTGGGAGAAGCATTCATCACTGAACATCTGGATGAGATTGAAAGCGGTGCAAGGGCTGGCCGGAAGATAGCAGAACAATTAGTCAAGCAACTTGAAGTCGGTCAAGATAACAGCTAAGAAAAACTTCGATCTCAACAAGATCAAGTTGGATGTCAGCAAAGAGTTGAACCTCATTGGTGACATGATCCGCAAAGACATCAGAATGGGAATCAAAGCCCAGCGAACAATAGATGGAAAAGTCATGAAGCCACTGCATCCATTCACAGTGAAGGAGAAAGGCTTTCCAGCACCATTGATAAAAGAAGGAATCATGTCCAGGGTCAATGTCAAAAAAGCCACGAAGAAGAAACAAGAAGTCAAGATCTACCCAGCAAAACAAAGAACTCAGCCAATCAAAGGCTTTCCCCTGGGCATAGCAGAGATCCAACAGAAGGGAGCCAGGATTGGAGTGACGGACAACATGAGGGCTTACCTACATGGCAGAGGATTGCACTTGAGCAAAAAGACCCAATCATTGGAGATCCCAGCCAGGCCTTGGTTTGGAATCTCTGATAAAATCATGAGAGACATTCCAAGAATGATAAAAGCCCGCATCCGGCAAGAGATTAGACGTGCCAGATTTTGAGGTAATCATGACCAACCAGGTGGCAAATGCCGCCGCTTCCACAGCCCTGAATCTCCAGGGCCTTGTCCAATCTATGGCAAATCAGAAAATGTCACCTCAACAGATTCAAGACGTTTTGTTCAAGGATCTGGCTGAAGGAGGACCACTGTTCTCCGCCTTCAGGTCCAGCATTGGAAATATCACCAAGAATGGTGTGGAATGGTCCAGCAATTTCAGTCAGAGAGATGTTTACCAGGGAGCGGGGATCCAGGAGTTTCAGTGGCAAACAGCAAGTGATGGAATTGAGTGTGATGATTGTGCCGCCAGGGATCAAGAAAAAGCCACACTTGAAGAGTGGGAAAATATAGGCCTTCCAAAATCTGGCTTCTCAGTTTGTGGACCAAATTGTAGATGTGTCCTGGTTCCGATAGGAGTTGCAAAAGAAAGAATCAGAAGAGTCAAGAAAGAGAAACCATTCATTCCTACAACAAAGACCCAGGCCAAAAGATTGGCAAAACAAAATCTAAACAAAGCCAAAACAATTGAGCCGAAGCTGACAAGGCTTCTCAAAAACTTTGTCAAAAAAACCGGTGGTCAAATGATGGGTTTGCAATATAGGCTGAAAACAATGGACTCTCTATCTGGTAAAATTGCCAGACAAAGCAAAGAAAGGAATTGGACACTAGCTGACACAATAAAAAAAGATTTGAAGGACACTATCAGATATGCGGTCACTTATGAAGAGGGAGTCTATGTCAAGAATGTCCAGAGTATGATGGAGACATTGAAAGCTGAAGGCTGGAAATTTGAGAAAATAAAAAACACCTGGGCCTCAAAAGACTATCACGGGATTGGTACTGTTGCAATTAAGAACGGGACAAGGATGGAAATTCAGTTCCACACCAGAGTCAGCTGGAAAATCAAGCAAGAGTTCAGTGAGGATCTATACAAACAGATCCAGGCTTTGCCAAAATTCCAGAATGCCACCGGCAAACAGAGAGCGGCTATCAGGGCTTTGGAAGCAGAACTGAAGGGAGTCTGGGGACCCGTTAAAATTCCACCAGGGGTGGAAAAGTTAGGGACCCTTTCCAAACCAGATCCGGCCATATTGGCCAGAATGGCAAAGCAGGCAAAGGTGCCAAAGACAGTTGAAGTGACCAGGGCTTCCAGCAGTATGCAATTCAAAGATGTTGTGGCTGTTGATGGAACAGTCATTGGTAAGGTCAGCAATGAGATGAAATCAGTGATGAACAAAGCCTTTGAAGCCCTACCGCCCAGAGTTCAAGGCTTGCTCAATACGGTACACAATGAAATCAACGTAGGCGTAAAAATGACTGAAATGTTGCCCCACCTCAAAGGAAAGCATCCAAGAGGTTGGCCAGCAGGGACAACATTTGATTCAGTTGCAGGGTTGCATTTTGGAGGCAAGGTTTGGCTTGCTGAAGAATGGAGGCCTATTGGATTAAAGATATTTGAAAGGTCGGATCGAGTATTGGGCACCTTCAATCATGAGGTTGGTCATTTGATTGACACG